TTTGCTCTTTAGTAAATCCTTGTTGCCTTAAACTTTTTTCCATTCTAGGTCTATCATCATCCACTTCAGATTGAACTATTGACCTAATTCCATTTTCACTTAATGTATATTCATCTTTATCATTTTTTTTATTTCCTGTTTTTACTATAAAACCATTTTTCTCTAATTGTTTTATAGTAGAGGGGGCTATAAAAGTTTTACCTAAAAAATTTGCAAGAATAGATATTGGTCCTAAATTAGGTATGCCTGTTTCAAAATCTTCTACTGTAAATGTAGGAAGCTTCCCAAATCTTTCTCCTGTAGATTCTGGAGTAAGTCTTTCTTTTTTTAATCTTTCTTGTTCTTGTTGACGAGCAGCTTCAAGTTCATTTATTTTAGCAATTAAAGCAGCGGCTTCGGGTGCTTTATCCTCGGGTATTTGACCTTGTTCATTTTTAAGTTTAGCGTAGGCTTCATTAGCATCATACAATTCTGGCCCTAGGGCTTGTCTATATTCTTCACTGAGACCTCCTCTAGCAGCTACGTCATCATAAGATGCTAATTTAGGAGTATCTCTTATATCTATAGTTTGTTTAGTACCAAACATAGCTTTTGTTTTTTCAGGGTCTGCAAATATACTATCTTCCCCCCCTGTTAATTTAATACCAAAGTTTTTTAAACTATCTCTTCCTTTTTGATTATTAGTTCTTGTGTCTATAAAAGGAGTATCATCGCTATCACTTTTTGGTTGTTCTATTGGAACACAAACTTTTTTAACTGGGTCAAATTTAAATCCCGGAGGACAAGGGTCTATTGCCGGTGCTTCAGGTTCTACAGGAGTTGTAGGTGTTGTAGGTGCAGGGGTTGGTGTTTGCATAATACCTTCACCTGCTTTTGGAAATTGTGTTGCATCAAACTGTGGAAGCATTGGTGCTTCTATTTCTTTTAGTTGTCTAGGAAAACCTTGTTCTTCTGAACCATATTGTATAACTGCATCAGGCCCTACATACTTTTGACCTTGCATTGTCATAATACCATCAGTAGCAGAATTATAAACATTTTGTGTTGTGCTTACATTAGAAGCACTAGCACTAAAAGGAAACATAATTCCTTTTGCTTCTTGTTCTAATTTTTTTTGTAAATCAGATAGTGCTGACATTTACTTAAGCTGCTCCTTGAGGTTCATTATCTGGTGCAGTAAAGCCGCCTTCCCCTGCAACTTGTGGAGTTCCGACTCCGATGTTGCCACCTCCAGACCCTTGTGTGTCTGTAACATTTGCTCCTGCAGGTACTCCGTTAGTAGGTCCCATGCCACCTTGTTGTGGGTTAGGGCCTTGAGTTTGTTGATTTCCATTTACTTCTCCCATAAGTTTCATAAATATTGCTGCTTGTTCTGGGTCATTAACAACTTGGTCAGGGTCTACATCTAACGACTTTGCAATCTCTTTAATAATACTGTGCCATTTTACAAAAGGTGCTAAGAACTGATTTGATGCTACTTGCATAAATGTCATTAATCTTTGTGACCTTACTTCTTTCATCATTAAAGAAGATGTACCTCTTGCTTTAACTCCTAAGTCACCTTGTATTTCTGGAATATCTTTATTGAATTGCATATTCCATTGATAAAAAGATTCACCTAATGGCTTTAATAAATAATCATCTATGTTTTTAATTACTGTTTTAATATTTAAAGCAGCAGCACCCATTAACATAGACATACCTGATGCTGTTCTTGTTGTTGATTGTATACCTGTTTGTCCATGTGAATAAGAAGGTATACCTGTAGACTCATCTGCTAGTTGTCTAAATCTATCAAACATTTGCATATTTTCTGGTGCAGTGTTTGGAAATCTTAAACCATGTATAGCTTGTCCTGTCTGTCCACTTTGTCTTCTAAAAATTTTGCCCGGATAAACTGACATGTCTTGACCGGGTACTAACATAGTTTCATCTACGTCAAATACTAAATTTCCTGCTAGTGCTAAATTATCAATAGCCATTCTTGCATGACCATTCATAATTGTTTGTGCATCATCCATATTCTCTGGAATACCTACACCAAAAAATTGATATGGATTAATTTCATAAGGTGCAATCATAAAAGGTATTCTTGCAGGAGTAAAAGGATTTAATACTAATCTTAGTATATATCCATTACATATCCATGCATTAATTTGCACTTCATCTAATTCTGTTTTTAAATCTGTAGGGATATCGATACCTGCTTCTTCTACAAAGTCTTTATCCATTGTACCCCAATACTCTAGGATTTCATATCTATTCTTACTAAACTCTTCTTGATTTTCTCTATCATATAATGCTGTTTCATAACTTCTTGTTTCATAATTAGAACCTACAGCTAAACAATCTTTGATTGCACTTTCTCTAAAGAAAGGTCTATTCGCTAAATCTCTTAATTGTGTTCTATTATATACGTGTCGTTGTATAACATAGTCTGCATCATCAATAGTAACAGCATCTGGGTCAGGATAAAAATCCCAACAACTAACTGCTTCTACTCTTGGAACTAATTTATTAATAGGTTTATATTCTCTTTCTCCTTCTTCATTTAGTTCCCATTTATGTTCTGCTTGTTCATAGTTAAAAGGACCTTTAAGAATACCTGTACCTAATAAACACATTTCAAATAAAACATGTCTCATTACAGATATTGCATGGGACTCTTCTAACTGGTCATGGATTAAAGTTTCCATGTTTTTAGCTGCCTCATTTGCAGGTTCTATTTGAGGCATAGTTTTTAAATCAGGTGCAGCACCTTCTTCAAAACCTGCTTTTTCGTATTTACTTTTTAAACCATTTAGTATTTCATCTGCAGTAGCACCCGGAGATATTTCTCTACCATCACCTTCAAAACCATAGATGTCTTCCATACGAGCATCTTGTTGTTTTAAATTATCGGGTTTTATGTGTGCATACTTAGCTACACCTAAAGGGTCTGAAGTAGGTTGTATTCCAATAGGAAACTTACCTTGTGAAAATAACACTTCGATAAGTTGTCCATAAGAAGCTAATACTTTAGTTTTTGTTACCTTAACAAATACTTTAGACTTCTCTGAATCACGAAAAGCCATATCAGAACCATAGATTCCTCTATAGTTTCTGTAAGACCTTAACCATCTTTTTTCATCATATAGACGTGCCTGTTCTGCTTCTTTTAATCTAGATTCAATTATATAACCTAGATTACTATAAGAATCATCTTTAGCATCATCTAATGATTTTACTTCATCAGTTTCAGATAAGCCACTACTGCCTATATTACTATGTGGCATTTATATTCCTTAGTAGTCTCTTTCGTCTGCCATTGAGAATACTTTTCCGTCTACCATGCTTTTCTTTTCTTTTGGGAAATCTTTATTAACTCCACCTTCAGCATAATCAGCAGGAAAAGCTGAAGCACCTTTTACAACATTAGTTTTGGAATCGCCTTGCTTTGAAGCTTCGTTTCCATACATGTTTTCAGGTAGTTCACCTTGTACATATTTTTTCATGATTGCCATTTTATTTTTCTCCTTTTAGTTGTTTTTGTATGTAAGGTAACAACCAAGGGTTATCTACACATACAGTAGTTAGTCCATTCGCAAGAGTATTGCAAATTTTTTCTTCTTCTTTATCATCTAATTCTATTCCCCATTGAAATACTATTGCATGAAATATTTCATGTATTAAAGTATTAGCATGAGATATATTATCTTCTGTTGATGATAAAGCTATCATTCCATCGGATGCAAGAAACTGTCCATTTATTTCATTACATTTAGATACAATGGAATCTAAACTTTTTATTTTATAATTTTTATATCCTATCTTAATATCTTTCATTTTAATTTAAATTCAAAACCTACAACTATTCCAACATTACCTTCTACTTCATATGCAGGTGCTATAAAAAAATTATCTTTTTTAATTCTTAACATTGGTGCAATATTACTTCCTGTATATCCAGTAACTAAACCATATTCTATTTCTAAATTATTATAGTTATATATTTTTCCTATATAAGAACTTGCATTATATTCACTATTATAATATGCTCCTAGTATAGTATTATCTAGTGTACATCGTGCATGAGGATGTATAGAATTATATTCATTATCTAATCCAACATGCATTGAAACTGCTAGTAATAAACTAAGACAGCTCAATATCCAAAAACTTTATCTGCCGGTGCTGCACGTTTAGGTTCATTTGTTTTATCTATAAAATCTTGTTTAATAGGATGTATTGGTCTACTCATACAACCATATCTAAGTGCATCATAAGCATGGTCTTCTGCATGTGTATCTACATCTTCAGGATTATTTTTATCTGTAGGTAACATAGGTAATGTTCTAACTAAATTAGTACAGTTATCTAAAATAAATAAAGAAGGATATCCTGTTTCTTCATCAGGTCTTAATCTTTTATGTAATTCTAATTTACCTGCTACTCTACTTCTAGGACTTCTATCAGATGGTCTCCATCTACAACCTTCTAATATCATTGTCTCTGCAATACTTGGTCCTATGTCACCTCGTCTTGCCCAAGTAGAACTATCTAGTACACCATATCGAATATACTCACCTTGTTCTGCTTCTAAAACTTTTCTAGCAAATAAATCTGCTGTAATTTTTTTTGTATATAATTCTCTGTAAACAAATAAATTATTATCAAAGTCTACAGCTATCCATAAACAACAAGCAGGTGAACTATATCCCCAGTCACATGCTCTAAATCTCATCCAGTTTCTAGGAATATCAAAAGGTTTAATAACATGAATATCTTTACTAAACTCTGGAAAAGATGAATCTTCAAATGCTTCCCAATTACCTTCTAAGAATTGTTTTCTTTGTACTTCAGGTAACGAAGCTAACATAGCATAATAATCATCAGTCTGCATTAGATAAGGATTATCTTCTAGTTTAGCAGGAATAAATCTTCTAGATATTTTTTTAATACCTGTTGGTGTTTTAATATTTATATCAAACTTTGTATTAGGTACTGCAGGGTCAACAAACATATTCTTAACCCACATTGAACCTACGTTTCCCGGATTGCCTGTTGCTCTCATATAGACAGGAATATCTGGGTCTACACTTCTCAAAGAAGACCGAAGAAAATTATATATATCTTCGGTAGGATATTGCGGTAGTTCATCTATTCCAATCCAAGTATATGATTGTCCTTGGTAACGTAAAGCATCAGTTAAATTTTCCGCATATCCAAACTCTATTCTAGCACCTGAAGGGAACTTCCATTCTTTTTCTTGTTCTCTCCATTTAGCACCGGGATAAGCTTTTGAATATAACTGTTGTGAGTGATTAATTAAATCTCTCAACTCAGGCATTGTCCGTCTAATTAATAATGCTCTGTGTTTTTGTTTATGACAATAACGAAGTGGGTCAACCAACATAGCGTATGATTTACCGCCACCTCTTGCTCCACCATAAAATACTTCTCGTTCTGGTGCTGCTAAAAATTCTGTTTGAGGACCTTCATTAGGTTCAAAGATAATATCTCTATCTTTAATAGCTTCTCTAATATTAGGAGTTGTTTCTTCAATCTTATCTTTTTCAATAAGTTGTTCTTCACCCTTTAATACTTTATCTAATTTTTTTAACTTGCTTTTTGTAGACCAATAATTAGCTTGTGCTTTTTCTAGGTCTTGTTTTTTTTCACGTAATAAATCTTGAGCAGACTTACGTGCTTTTTTTTCTTTTATAGTTAAAGGAGTATTTAAATTTTTTACTCTTCTTCTACCAGATTTTTTTGGTTTTGGTTCTTCTACCAACCTTTATGTATGACCCTTTTTAGCACTTCTCTTAATCCCATACCTGTCAGCTTTCTACCTGTATGATGTGATAACCATTCTGCAGTTTCTCTGTATGAACAATCATTGTCTATAAACTTTTTTGCTTTTTTAATTAACTCCATATGTTCTTCGTTTTGTATTAAAAAGTCAGGGTCTTCTTCTGATACTTCATAACCATAAGGAATTACTCTAGCATTTTTTCTTCTTGCTATTTTAATTTTTTCAGTCATTACTGAAACTTTTGTCTAATTCTTTGCTCCGCTAATTCTTTTTCTGTAAACATTTCTCCACTACCCATTTCTGTTGCACTAAGTGGTAATGTCAACATTGATAATATTGGAGTTAATTTTAATGTTGTAGCTATTGTTTTCAAAAAAGAAGGTGACTTAGTTACCATTACTGATGAACCACCTATACCTAATTTTTTTGGAGTATCTACTACAGTATATTCTTTTCCTAATGTTTGTTTAACAAATGTATTTAATTCTGTTTGACTAAAAGGTTTTTGAAAAGTATTAGTTCCACCTTTTTTCATAAGAAATCCATCTTTGTAAGGAACTCTTGTTTTACCTTCTGTAGAATCTCTAGCAGTAATAAAAGCTACGCCATCATCTGATAACATATTTCCAATATTATTAACAACATTTTTTCTTTCTTGTATATCATCTATAACATTTAATACCATATGATTAACTACAGCTTTTTGTGATTTAAGTCCTTCACCTTTTGCTAAGGTATTAACATTTATATAATCTGGATATCTACCTTTTGATTTTATAATTCTTTGTTCATCTACATAAGGTTCAAAAGATTTTGCATTTTTAGATAACTCTTTTGTACCTGTACCTAATCCAGAACTATAATCTAAAACTTTATCTTTTATATTTAACTTATTTAATATACCACCATACTTTTTATAAGTATTTTTAGTAGTAGATATTTGTGTTTTACTAGCGTCTATTTTAATTTCTTCAGTCATTGTTTTTTGGTGGTAATATAAATACTCCGTGTTGAACTTTAGCAGTAATATCTAATTTTTCTTTTTTGGATAAACCAACTCTATCTAATATTTGTTTGGCTGCTTCCATTCTAATATTAGCACCGGGTAAACTTCCGTCTTCATCTAAAGCATTAATCATACCCATACTTGCTCTAGGTGCAAAAGCAGCTAACTGTTCTTCTGCTCTTGTAATAATTTCATCTTTTAATGCTCTTAGTGGTTGTAAGTAATCTGCATAACCTGCTATGTCTCCGGCTGCTTTAGGATTACCTCTTGCTTCACCAAACAAAGCTGTTAGAAATGTTTCTTGCTTTTCTGTTAAAGCTAATTCTTTTTTATTTTCAGGAACTAACATTGCGGACCTTTTGTAAATGTCTTTCTGTTTTTTCTTTTAGCCATTCAGGAGATTTTCTAATACCTGCTTTTTCTTCTGCTTGTCTTTCTTTCATTCCCTGTCTAGCTGTGTTAATCATTTGGTCACGTTGTTTATGTTCACCACGTTCTATAAAGGCAAGTCTGGGTGCAGTTATCACCATCTCTACATTTTTATTTCGTAGTGGCTTTGTCCTATCTTCATACGATAGATACTCATCCCAGACTTTACCAGTCTTCTTATTTTTATAAGAATATGTTGGCACTATTTTATTTTAATCGCCCTTGGTTTTTTTTCTTCTGGTAGTTCTTGTTTCAATGTAATTGTAAGAATACCATTTTCCATTGTTGCATCTGTAGGTTCTGTGTATTCTGCTAGTGAAAAAGTTTTAGAAAACTTTTTAGTAGAAATACCTTTGTACAGATAATCTTCATTGTTTGATTCTATTTCACCATCAACAGTCATTTTGTTTTCTTTAACATTTATGTTAATATCTTTTTTAGAAAACCCTGCTAATGCAAAATCTATTTTCCACTCCCCATCATTTATTTTTTTAATGTTGTAGTGTGGATATCCTTTGACATCAGTATTACTTACAATATCTAATGTATCAAAGAATCTATCAAACCCTACTGTATAGGGCATGTATTTATCTAGTGTAAAAGTCATGTATACCTCCTTGCTTTAAGCTAGATATCAACGACCCCGAAGGCATCGTCAAACTTTTTAATCTTTTTTAAACTTTATTTGTGTTACTGTTTCTTCGCCTTTGTTGGCTTTAAAAACATTGCCAGATAGTTTAACCTCTGGCTCCTTTAACAACTCGTTGACTTTTTGGAGGAGACTTCTTCGAACCCCCTTTACCTGACCATAAAACTTTGTTTGCCCAGTACGCAGCACTTGTTGGACCTTTTGCGATATTTTTTCCATGCCTTGCTTTAAAAGACTTCCTAGCTTCTGGGGAATAGTTGTGACCCATAGAAGCATCACCGAACCGAATAAGCCTTGGTCTGCCGTTTTCGAGTATACCGACCTTACCTTTCTTACCACCTTCAGTGGTCCTGATTGCAGAATTAAATCTTTTAAGTCCATGTTTTTTAAGAAAGTTTTTTCTTTTTTCCGTTTCGCTTAGTGCCATTTTTTTTAGGTTTTAATTTTCCTACAGCAACCATGATTACTGTTTTTGATTTTGGTTTTTTTGTTTTACTTCCGTATGCCATTAGGCTTTACCTTTCATAGCTTTTTGAATAGCCATACCTCTGGTTTTTTCATAAGATGATAGTTTACCATCATTATTTAAGTCTGCCTTTTTCATATCAAAGTTCATAGTCCGATTGTTTCGGTTATCGGTCTTACCATTCATTTTCATTTTATTATTGTTCATGTTACTATCCAATATATTGCAGCTACAGCTACAATACCAATACCAATCTTACCTTTCTTATTAAGATTGTTCCATTTATTCCATACTTTATTAATCATTATGATACCCTCCTGTATGCTCTAGTCTTCTTTGCAATGCCCTTCGGTTGCTTCACAAACTGTTTGCCCTTTCTTGTTCCTTCTCTTTTTGCTTTTGTCGTGGCCGCATATTCTGCAGATGTCAGGCTCTTGATTGCTTTTTCTGGTAGATACCTCTCTCCCGTCTTGGAAGAAGGCTTTCCAGACTTTGTTCGCCACTTCTGTTTTGTCCATGATTTAAGACTTCTTTGAGATTTTGCTAGTGCCATGTTTTTTCTTTAATTGTATTTTTGCTCTTTTTGCGATTGCTGCCTGTTGTGGTTTACCCCCGAACTTACTTCGTTGTTCCATAACAGTAAGAATCTGAACTTTCCTAGCATACGGCTTATTAATCTTGCGAACTTTACGAACAGTATTCTTTGCATCCGCAGTTGTCGCATATTTAATTCTGACTGTATCTCTAGGATTCTCATCTGTATATAATCTTCTACCTGAACCTTTTGGTTTTTTTCCTGTTCCTACTCTAGGGTCTGCCATTATTTTCCTTGTCTATTATATTTTTTATAATCTCTACGTTTATGTTTATTCATTGATGACATTTTAACTTTACCATTTCCTATACTAGTTCTTTTAGGAATATGTATTATACCTTGTTTTTCTTTAGGTTGTTTTGCCATTTAATGTAAAATATTTTTTTTGATATGCATTTAGTTCTTGTATTGTATTTACTTCTGTATCATATTCACAAAGTTTTTTATATAATGTTTTATCACTTAACCAACTTCTACCATTCCAAAATTCAAAACCATCAAACCTAGATTTATATATATTTGATTTTTCATACCCATAAGCTAAATAATACTTTTTGCATTTATTTTTTATAGACCAGTCTATTTCATATAGTGTTGCATATGTACCCATACCTAGTTTTGGGTTTTCATAATCCCAAGCAAACTGTCCTGTCAATACATGATTACTATCAAATACTTTAATTTCTGTAAATGCTATCGGCCTATTTTTAAAATAGTAGATAAAATATTTCCAATCAATGTTGTCTTCTTTTTTAAAGAACTCGCTTTCTTCTTCAAAGTTCTCTTCATGAAACTTCTTATGCTTAATATATTTCTTATAAATACTGGAAATAGTAGTGAAAAGTGCATCATCTAATTTATTATATACCTCAACTGTAATATCTTTCTTTCTTAATATCTTTCTTTGTTTTTTACTAAATGTAAATTTTTTTAAAAGTAATCTTGTGTTCCTAGCATTAATCCAAGTTAGTTTATCTAGGTCTGTGTAATACCATGATAAAGGAATCCATCCTTGTTCAAAAGCTTGACAATATTCTTTTTCTTCAAAGTTAGCTAAAGCTAGAGAATAGATTAAATCGTGGTTAGTTAGTTTGCCAGTAATATGGTCAAAGAATAATTTCACTAAGGGCGTTCAAACTGAGTCATATATGAATCATCAGTTACAATGTCTTCCTCTCTAGTATTCTCTACTGTATAAAAGTTTTGGTCTATCTTGTATCCCGGATTTTCTGTTAGTCTTTTTTCCATAAATGCATCATCATACCAAATAGTTCTATTGTTGGGATAGGCAAAAAAGTTACCATCATCCATTCTAAACATGTGAGCACATTTATGTTCTGGGTCTTCACTAAAGTTTGTATCTAACATGGCTGCTTTGTTTTCCCATGCCCAGTCTATTGTAAACATGTAGGTCCCTTTTCTTTTAACACCTTTATAATCTACAAGTTCTGCTCTCATATTAGCTAATCTATTTCTTCTATTAACATCTACATAGGGTGAAAAGCAATCCCAGTATTGATGTATATTTAAATCATGTTTGGGTGCATCTTTTTTCCAACAAAATGCATGGATAGGTCTGCGTGTCCAGTTTACACCATTAGGTAATAAACATTCAAACAGCAATGCTCTTCTTTCTATGCTGTTTACTGTATGTATATCTGCAAAAGTGTACTCACCATGACCTTTTTCATGGTCATATAGGTACTCATTTCTAATATATGCACTAAATGATGGTAAGTTATGGTTTAAATATGCCAATTATTTCTTTTTTTTAGCTTTACTAGGTAATAATCCTTTGTTTACTGCTCTTGCTCGTTCAGAAAAGCCTAGTTTCTTTCCTTGTTTAATCTTTTTTTTAATAGTTTCTACTTTTGCTACCACTATACTTGTCTCTCCAGTAGTTTTTTCTATGAAGTTGTCTGACTTGATACTCTAATTTAGATATACCTAAAATTTTTTTAATAAAAGCTACCACTATTTGTACCCGCCACCTGCTTTTTTATAAGATGACGCTAATAGTTGGGCCTTTCTCGCACTCCATTGGCCCGGTCTTCCACCTTTTGACCCTGCTTTGATGCGATTAAACATAGCCTTACGCATGGTAGGCTTTGTATAGTTCCCTGCTTTGTTTACTGTTGACTTTTTTTTCATAATTTTGTTTATTTTTATAGGCTATTCATCGTGATGCCCTGTAATGTGTATGTCTGTGAGTGTGGCCTATTGAATATTACAGCCTATACCTACTATTATACCGGCTTACAAGGATGTGTCAAGTGTTTTTTATTATTTTTTTTATTTTTTTATTTTTTACTTGACAAATCCTTGTAGACTGGTACAATATATATTGTAGGGGCCGGGGGTCCTTACATATAGAATCCATAAAAGGTATGTTTTACACTATGTGCTATATGTGGAAGATGTACTTTCAAACCTTATCCCTATTTTTTAGCTTGTCTACGTATATATATACACCACGCACCCCCCCTGCCACATGCATACCCCTATATATGGTATTGCATTTCTGCAACATACTACATCTAGTATT